AGTTGTCTCAGGTATGATGGAGAATGTAGAGGACGCCGTTACTGGGGTAAAGGGTTACATTGGAGGTGCTTCTACTATAATGGATGAAGGTATCCCTGTAACTACGGTTGTGGGTTCCTGTGATGGGGCGGGCGGTTTATTTTCAGGGGCAGGTTTAGCAACCTCAGGGGCACCAGCAACCTTAGGGGCAGGTTTAGCATCAGCCTTAGCATCAGGAACCTTAGCAGCATCCGTCTTAACAGGGATACCTTCATCCATTATAGTAGAAGCACCTCCAATGTAACCCTTTACCCCAGTAACGGCGTCCTCTACATTCTCCATCATACCTGAGACAACTCGCTTTCCAATTTTAGGAGCCGCCTTTAACGCTGTTTCGACTGCTATTGGTGTATGCTTATAGTCACTGAGGGCGGCTAACAGTTTCTGGTACTCTTTAGGATTTTCTTTAGCCCATTCTATACTTGAAGTGGCTAAGTGCCATCCACCGTACAGCCCTGCACCTACAACTATGCGGCCTTTCCATTTTTTAAAGAAGCCCTTTTTAAGGTCTTGTTTAAGTGATTTGATCTCTGCTCTATCTCGTAGCTTCTGCTTTCGTCGTTCCCCTCTAGTAGGTTTAGGGGCAGCTTCAGGTTTAGCAGCTTCAGGTTTAGCAGGTTCAGGATCAGCGGCTCTACGACGATCTCCTCCTCTACCAGTAGCAGCAGCCTCAGGTTCAGGATCAGCGGCTCTACGATCAGTACCTTTTGGAGCCTCACTTTCTGAAGTTTCCGCTTTTGAAGCTTTCTCTGAACGAGGAGATTCGCCCCGCTCTGCTCTACCTAAGTCATCCTTTGCCCGGTTTAGTTTTGCCTCTGCCTCAACCTTTGCTCTCTCTGCATCAGTTGCTTTTGTTTCAGCCTTCAGTGTTTCCTCTGCTCTATTGGCCCTGGCGGCGGCGGCTTCGGCTTTTTCCTTAGTTTCGTAGGCCCCCTCGTTTCTCCAACCTTTAGGTGTAGCATCAACCTTTGGCTTAACCCTAAAGACTTTAATCCCCCCAAAGGTCTTAGAAATCATATTCCACACCGCTTTTAGCGCTCCTATAGCCATAATTCTCTCCTAGTAATTATATGATGTTTTATTGATTGTTGGGTTTTTAGATCGGGCACGATGGGAAGTTGAGTACTGCTTCTTGGCAGGAGCTTTTGTGGCTTTCTTCTTGGTTATCTTGCCACCCTTACGTTGCCCACCAGACATTCCAGTCATCTCTTCCCACTCATCCTCATCACGCCTCTTCGCAGAATATTGTCCACGTCTTTTTTGTTTTAGGCTAGGATCAATGATAGTTCCTCTCTTCTTCATTTTATCTGGATCACGCCACTCTTTCTTTCCAGTAAACTCTTCCCTACGCTCGCTTAGTTTTTGTTTATCTACAGCATCTGTAATAGCTGCATTTAGTCTAGTCTTTGTAAGTCCTTCAAATTCTTGTGCATCTGAGACATTTTCACGACTTATAGAAGGTACAGGAGGTTTAGCCCTTGGAACAGGGGGTTTAGCCCTTTGAACAGAAACGGCCCGACGTGGCCCTTTCGGCAGCGATGCCTCACCGGGGAAGCTCATTCCAGACCTTGCAGTTTCTCTACCTTTTTGAGATTCAAATTCTATATCACCCCCGATTTGTGGGGAAGGTACCCTCTCTTTAACCGACGCAGGTTTAAAGACAGGAGCCCCTTGTCCCATTACGGGTTCACCAACTTTACCTGGAACTTTAGGTTTGGGCCTAGGCCCTTCAGCACTTCCTAGAGTTTCAGCAGAAGTTCTTCGGGCAACTCTATCTCTACCTGCCTGTCCAGCCCTCTCAACTCCAACATTATCTGCTCCTGCTGCAACATTTGCCCTAATAGCTTTTCCAATACCTTGTCCAGTAGGACTAGAGGCACCCCTTGGAGCGCCCGCTTCAAGGTCAGTAGTATCGGGGGTGGTTGCGGTTTTGTATGCTTCAAAACTACCATATTTCCTTCTCTCTTTACCGGAGAGACTACGCCAAGCGTTACGATCCTTTCGATCTTCCGCAGCTTTAATAACAGTACCCTTACCTTCTCTTTGTTGCCTTCCAGTAGATGCGGTCAAGGCATTTGTAAAGGAAGCTTCTATTTCGGTAATACCTTTACTATATTTCGAATCCAAATTCCCTGTAGCATGTTTGGCATATGATTTAAGCTGTTCCTTCAATATCCTGGAAGAGGTTCCTATCTCAATACCTTTAGGTAGCTCACGTATGTCTCTTTTATCTCCATGCTTTTTGAGTAGTGCGCTTATTTTATTCCAAGCCTTTGGGAAATCTGTACCCACAACTTTCTTGTCGGATGATGGGTCATCAGCCGCAAGAACCTCAGCCGCAATAATCCCTGGACCTGATACAACCTTTGCAGCACCTCCCAGGGCTCTACCCACTGCTTTTGCAACACCCTTAAGTTTACCTACGGCAGTCGGGGCAGTCGGGGCAGGTTTTGGTGTACTCGTGAGGGGCCGTGTATTGCTCTCGCGCTTACCCGGACCTATTTTGCTTTCGGGGGTTTTAGGATTCTTGCGGGGAGGGTTTCCAGAGGCCTTTTCTGAGGTAATGATTGGTTTAGTGGAGGGGGGTTTTAAAGGTTTCCTTGCACGTTTAGCCGCCTCACGTTTGTTTCCTCTAGCAATCGCTTTATCTACCTCTGATAAAATGTCTTTTTTGTTAGCCATATTCTTGAGTTCCTTTAGTATCCGAATGTTTCATTTCCAGGGGCATATACCTGCCGAAGATTTCTTCCTAAGTCTGAATAGTATGAAGGCCCTACAGGGCGGCTCATGCAGCCATAGCGTAAGGCATCATAAGCATGGTCTTCTGCTTTAGTATCCACGTCTTCCATATTTCGATCATCCAGAGGTAACGCGGGGAGAGTTCTAATAAGGTTCCTACAGGAGGAAAATATCTTCATGTTTGGAGAGAGAGTTTCTGAATTAACAGACAATCTTTTGTGAATTTCTAACTTACCACTGATGCGACTTTTAGGAGAACGATCAGAGGGTCGCCATTTACATCCTTCCCGTATCATTGCTTCTGCAATTGAAGGGCCAACATCTCCTCGTTTAGCCCAGGTTGAGGAATCCAGTACTCCGTAAGATATGTATTCACCCTCTTCCATAGAGATAACCGTCTGGGCAAATATATCAGCAGTTAGTTTTGTTACATATAATTCTCTGTATACCCAGAGAGTGTCGTCATAATCTACAGCAATCCATAACACACATGCAGGAGAAGAATAGCCCCAATCGCAAGTTCTAAATCTAACCCAAGTACTCGGTATCTCAAATGGAGTAACAACATGAACATCTTTGCTAAACTCTGGAAATGCTGCTGAATCAAAAGCATTCCAATCTCCCTCCAAGAACTGCCTACGCTGTATTTCTGGTAATGATGCCAACATTACAAGATAATCATCCGTCTGCATCAGGTAGGGATTATCTTGTAGTTTGGCAGGAATGAAACGCCTGGAGATACTCTTAGTACCTACGGGAGTTTCAATAGTTACTTCAAAGGGCTTTCCGGGGTCTGCGGGATCAACGAACATCTCCTTGACCCAATGTGATCCAATGTTACCGGGATTTCCCGTTGCTCGTAAATACACAGGAATTTCTGGATCAACTGATCGGAGAGACGAACGGAGGAAATTGTAGACTTCGGGGGATGGATACTGGGGTAATTCATCAATACCAATCCATGTGTATGATTGCCCCTGATATCGTAATGCATCCCCCAAAGATTCAGCATAACCAAACTCAACTCTCGCCCCAGAAGGAAACCTCCACTCCTTCTCTTGTTCTCTCCACCTAGCACCGGGGAATGCCTTTGAATATAACTTTAGGGAATGATTGATCATATCCCGTAACTCTGGCATTGTCCTACGAATAAGCAATGCCCTGTGCATCGACTTGTGGCAATACCTTAAGGGATCAACAAGCATGGCGTAAGACTTTCCACCACCCCTAGCACCTCCGTAGAATACTTCTCTTTCACCTGCTGCAAGAAAGTCCGTTTGAGGACCATTATTAGGAATAAAAATTACATCCCGATTTTTTATATACTTCTTAACATTAGGGGATAGATTTTGTATATCATCCGGGGTTACAATATTGGATTTGTTGTTATCGAATTTTTTTATATTTTCTTTTGTGCCATTATAGGAGTTCTTAGCGGTTTGATATTTAATCCTTGTCTTCTCTACGTTGTCTTTCTTTTCTCTAAGGTTTGTTCTTACCGATCTCTTGGCCCTTGTTTCTACACTCAATGCAGGACTTTTACCCTTTGTACTTTTTCGTGGCCTACCACTCGATTTAGATTTAGGTTTAGGAGGAGCTACCACTCCCGATTCAGAACCTTCCTCAGTCCCATTGTCGATAGGGGCCTTCCTGTTGTCTTGTGTAGCCACTCTGATACTTCCTTATATGAACAGTTTTCTATGTATTCTTTAGCTTTCTCAATAGCGTTTAATTCCTCTGGAATCCCTACGATGTAATCTGGATCATCCTCATTTAATTTATAACCATAGGGGATTGTTCTTGCTTTACGCTTTCTCGATTCTGGGGCGACACTAGGAATATTCATTTTAAACCTTCGCGGGGAGAATGAATAATCCCCCTAACGATTGCATATTGATATCAACTTTTTCTTTCTTAACCACACCCACACGATTAAGGATTTCCTTAGCGGCATCCATTCTGGTATTGATGCCTGGAGTAGACCCATCCGCTTCCAGACCACTGATAAGCTGAAAGGCAGCTTGGGGAGAATACAGAGCAAGGACATTCTCTGCCTGATCAATAATCTCATTCTTGAGGGCGACAACAACAGAAGAGAAAGAAGAGGGAGCGTAACCCGCAAGTTCACCAGCGATTCGTGGGTTGCCTTGGGCATCTCCAAAAAGAGCATCTAGGAAGGCGGATTGACGCTCAGTTAGCTCCCTCTTCTTACTCTGTGTCTGGGGTAGTAAATTCATATCTACAGCCTGAATTGCTGAAAGTAGTCCTGAATAGTTGGGATATATCCGCCATTCATTTTTTGCTTATAGCCGAAATCATCTTGGGGCTGGGGCTGTACCACCTGACAATTACAAGTTTCTGTAGAGCAATTCTCACAGTTGCAATCATCGGGGCAATCTTCACAATTACAGTTCTTGCATGTCATGATTTTTTTGGTTCCTCTCCGTACACTTCTCTTTTTGTTATCTGATCTGTTCTTATACACGGAAGTTACAACAAGGTTGGAATAGGATTTATTAAGAGTATTATGGTCCTTATGATGGACATCCCCTTTTAGTCCTTTTTCACCTACTTTCTTCCGCCTACCCCATTTCCTTTTCTGGACCTTAAATCGGGATAAGTCTCTACCAACCCGTTTTTTTATATTTTCTTTTTTACCGTGGTAGTCACGATATTCTTTTTTATAGTCCCGTTTACGGCCTTTCTTAGGAGTAGCCATTATTTCTTACGATTGTAAGCGGGCGATACACACATATTTGAATAGGATTTTGCTATAGACCCTCCGCCCCTCATCTTAATTTTACCACCTTTTCGGGCCAACGCACGGGGAGGTTTCTGAGGCATTACTGGAGGAGCCATTCCTGGTTTTGGTGCTGGGGCTTTAGGCTTTGCTCCTGCAACATCTAATTCTTTCTTTTTAAGGGCAATCTCTTTCAATTCTGTATCTTTGACAGCAAGAGGATTCTGCTTCTTTTGAGGAGCTACTCCCTTACCAACTCCAGCCCTAACCCCTGCTGTATTCCCAGCCCCCTGAGGGGTTGGGCCTGTAGAGCCTACAGGAGGGAGGAGACCCCCTAAGTTATACTTCTGTACTGGAGGAGTTTTAGGGTTTGGCATATTCTTTCCTTTTGTGGTAGCCTTATCATGGAATCCTGCTGGAGCTTCTGGAGCTTCTTTTTTCCTATTGG